CTAACCAGCCGATCCCCCCGTGGAAGGGGGTACTCTGTTCCGCGCTCGCTGGCGGCCGTATCCCTATGGATTAGGCGAATCAACGAGTCCAACACATGACACCAGTCATGATTTCGAGGTACAAACTTTGTGCTTCGTAGTTGGAACGTTCGACATACGTACTTATGGAACCTTTCGTTCCAGCGTATAGACGGCTCATATTGAATGAGTCGGTCAAACATCATATCCACATACTCAAACATCCCTTGTGCTTCTGGATTATTGTTTAGTGGCAATAATCCAAAGCGCTTAGAAACGGAAGAATATAGATACGCAGACAAATCGCTATAACTCCTTGCCCTGGCCCGTCTGGCCAGATCGCAGCAGGAGATAGCGTCAGAGACGGTTCTGATTCCCGACACCTTCAGTCGAAGAGGCGTAACATCGGTGCCATTAAAGGCATCAACGCCACAGGATTCTCGGAAGAATCCCTTTACAAAGGTCTTTTGCCTATTGACTATTAAGCCAACGGTTTCTAGACCCAGTATTGCTCCTTCGATATAATCTGAAGGGAACAGTATATCATCACCGAAGACATAGACATCGTCACAGATTACTCCATGACAATATCTTATGCCAGCACGAACCACGCTCCAGAATGCCAGGCTTTCCACTGGGAAAGTTATGGCATTGCCCATTGGGGCAAACTTATGGAGCACGACAATCCGTCCATCTAGGAGTTTAACATGCGAGGCACGACTTGCACCTATGAACTGCCATGCGTTTTCTCCGAAGAGAAAGCGCACCAGCCCACATGAGACCAAGTCGCTAGCATCTTTCAGATCGAGAGTACAAAATTCCCGACTGACAGATGATGCCAATGCGAGCGAGCTATTAATTGCCTGACTTGAGAAGTTTATTTTTCCTCTTGTCAAACGACAATGCTCGACCGCATGCTCGATGAGCCTCCGTTGACCTTGCTGAATCCATACGGCTTCACAGGGATGCACGCATATTAGGCGTGGTCCTCTGCTGTCCTTAGGAACAGCAACAAGCTTAGCCACTAATTGGCTTTGCTCAGATAGCGATAGACCCCAATTAGCTGACTTGTCGACCAGGCCGTGAAGGCCCGACAACATATAGTCATCCATAGGGTAAAATCGTTGTAGGTCATCATACAGACTCCGAAAATCCGACCTGTACCCGACTGGGCGCTGTGGAAACACAGCGCCTGGGCCGTGGGAAGGGATAACGGAACGCCAGTCAAGATTACCAATAACCTTGATGGCGCATTGACGAGCAGATTCCATTATTGTTCTTAACACGAATGTGTCGGCCTGTTTCGGGCCCGAATAAGCGCCAAGAAGGCGCTCTTCGAAAGA